GCCCTCACACGCCTACAGCTGCGGTTCGCATGGTAGCAGGTAGGTAGCCCCTGTCAAGCCCCCTTGCGGCCCTCCTGAAGCCCTGTCGCTGCCCCAGTGACGCCATTGGATCACACTCCCGACCTCACGTCAAGCACCAATCGCGGAAGATTTATTAACCATTCAGGGAAGCACCACGCGAGGAGCAAGGCACCCGCCCACGCATGACGCACACGCAGGCCCGCCCACACGCTCACGCACGCCACGCGCAGGCAGGCACAGGCACACCCACGCGGAACCTTGACGCGGGCGCACAGGCACGCACACAGGCACACACGCGAGCACGCAGGCAGGCGCACCCGCAGGCGCGTAACGCACGGGCGTATGGGGGCACACGCGGGAGCTTCTATTGGAGTGACCCCCGCGCATTTCCGAAGCAAATTTTGGTCCGGCTACCCGCGTGGCCTTATACCTAAGCCTTGCGAACCGGTGCCTTTAGCTTGACGATAGGCCCGGAGCTGTACACGTCGTGAGCTATCGCAGCAGCCATGGCCTTAGCCACAGACTTGCTCGCGTGATACGCCCCTAGAGCTAGCGCCTTGCCGCTGCCATCGAAGTACGGAGCGTCCTCAACCCACTGCTGCTTACCAGTAGTGACCGTGAGTACGCCGTCCTTAACTACAAGAACCGTGGCTGACTTGCCAACGTGCTCCTCGTACCCTTCGCCCGCTTTAAGCGCAGCGAGAACCGGGCGAAGCACTGTGAAGTCCCCGGTGACACCCAGCAGCACAGGGCCGGTGGGTGTCGAGACAGGGAGGATTTTGCGGACGGTGTGCTTGTGGTCGCCCTGTGTGGCCTGACTGTCAGCCCACAGGTGCTTCCCGTCCCATGCGATGGTGGTCATCGGTCACCCGTACACCGGCGCTTACCGGTACCGCACACTTCTTCCTTCCACGCACGGAGCGCGGCCTTGTCCTTGTTGCACAGAACGGTGTCCATGCGGCGGTCCTGCGCGAGCTTGACCACCTTGTCCTGACTGGAAGACGTGCCTCGCTCACCACCTAGGTAGGTGATGTGGCAGTCCTTCAGTAGATCATCGCTGGGAACCGGCAGGTTCGCGCAGGAGGTCAGCGACATCAGCAGGAACAGTGCCGTCACGATACTCGGGAACGGCGTCGAGAGCTTCTTCGGTGCGAACACGCACATCCTCCTTCTCTTTGATGTAGGTTGCGTACCCGGTAGCCTGCGTCTGCGCAGCCTTGGCGGTAGCGGTCGTGCCGACTTGGGCAGTTTCCAGCTTGTCCACCTTGCGTTGCAGGCCATAGACGTACAGACCGAAGCACACGAACATGGTCACGACCAGCAGCAGGCCGATAGCCTTGCCGCCGAGCCGTGCGATCACTTCACTTGGGGTTTCCACGGTTGGATCACCTCATTGTTGGGGCGCAGGCAGAGGGCAAACTCTGCGTCGCGGCGCTTGGGAATGCCGGAGCAGCGGCTACTGGACAGTCGGCAGTCGAGCTTACCGACATAGACCCAGCGCAGGAACTCCTTGCAGCTACCTTCACGATCCCCTGCGTTCGCCTTGCGCAGCATGGTGCTGTCTGCGAACGCCTTCTCGCCCACGTTGAACACGAAGTCCGTGTAGGCGTCGATCTGGTTGCGGTTAACGGGAACCTTCAGGTGCTTGCGCACGCCCTGCTGGGCGATCTGTAGGTCTTCGATCAGCCACTTGTCGCACTGTGCCTTCGTTGCCGTCATGCCCATCGCTACGCCCTTGGTGTGGCCGTAGCAGATGGTCGGCACCCGGCCGGTGTCGAGGTACGCAGCGTAGCGTACCCCTTCGTGGCCTTGGGTGAATGACAGCAGCGTTGCCGAAATGCCGATGAAGATGCCGCCGATCAGGCCGAACAGCCCCTTGTTGCTGGTATCTTGGTTCTGCTGCTGGTTCATGGTTGCTCCTTACGGGGTCAGCGGGTCATCGTCCGGGTCCAGATCGACCGGAGTGTGCGGGCCGGAGTTCGGACCCGAGGACTGCGTGCGCCCACCGGCAGCGATCAGGGCGTCGAGCACGAGGGTCGCGTCCTTCTGGAACTGGGCGAGCAGCTGCGCTGCGGTTGCGGGATGCTGCTCCGCGTGCTCCACGAGGGCGAGCAGTTCGCGGTGCAGGTAGTTGCCACGGCCGAACAGGCCCGTGTAGTTGCTGGTGAAGTCGGACTTCTGCATTGGTTACCTCCGGTAACGGTCGAGTAGGGATGGACGGCCACGTTGCAGCGGACTCTTGCGGGTCGCTGCCTTCATGCCGGTCGGATCGTTGATCCAGTCTTGGAACTCTCGCTGCTGCTGCTTGGCGATGGCCTTGTTCTGGTCCAGTGCAAGCTGTGCAACCCAGTGACGCACGCTACCTTCCAGCGCATCGAGGCGGTCATCGTGTGCGATGCTGCCCTTCTGCTGCGTGATCTTCGCCATCTGGTGGAACAGGCTGTAGACCTGACGCTTGCCGCTGGATGCGTAGCGCTGGGTGTACTCGTGATCCATTTCAACCACGGATTCCAGCATGACCAGCGAGCCACGAGCCATGACAGGTTCGAGCGTGCCGATGATGCGAGCTTCCTTGTTGCCGGTCACGAACTCCTCGCGGATGTCGCCCTTGTATCCCTTCTCGGTACCGCGATCTTCTCGCAGCACAGGCAGGAACACCTTGGCGAACGCACCGTAGCCCATGTTCTTTTCGATGCTGATGACGTTCGGCTTGTACTTCACCGCGATGCGGCGGAGTTCGAGCAGGCCATCGCCATCGTAGCCGCCGGGCACCGCGCCCACGGCCAACACGTAGACGGTGGAGTTCAGGAAGGCGGTCACGGCGAATGCCGTCTCGTCTCCGTTGGCACCACCACCGGCCGGGTCGATCTGCATGTGCACGCCCTGCACGGGTGCAGTCTCGGTGCTCATGTCGTGCGGCATCATCATCACGAAGCCGTAGCCGCTGGACTGGAAGCTGCGCTGGTGAGCATTGCTCAGGCCACGAGTGATCGTCAGCGGGAAGCGGTCGCCGCCACCCGGAATCACGATCAGGTTCTCCGTCTTCAGCGGGAAGCGGAGCGCGTCCATCAGCCGAGTGTTGAGCATGTAGTTCAGCTGGTAGCTGGACGGTCCACGCTGCCGCAGTTCGGACTGGTGCTTCTGCTCACCGGCCAACAGCTCGTCGGTGCACTGCCCCTCGTCGCCCATCGGACCACCACCGAACGCCAACATCGGGTCGGCTTCGAGCCGCTGTACGATGGACGGTGCCAGATGTGGGCCGTAGTGCTCACGCTGTGCCGGGGTCGGGTAGCGACCGGGCCAGATGCGAACGTCGTAGCCACGTCCGGGCAGGGTGTTGTAGATGGAGTCGCCGGTCTGCGGCGTGCCGAGGTACAGGATACGGCCCGGAGTGCCGGGCTTGCCGGTGCAGATTGCGGAGAACTCCAACGTGATGGTCAGCAGCAGCTCGCGGTTCGCGGCAGTGCGGCTGTTTTTGTTGGACTCCACGTCGTCGGCGATAAGGAGGTCCGCTCGCTTGCCGGGCAGGTTGCCGGTGACGCCGATACATGCCACGCTCGGGGACTTGTCGATGCCCTTCAGCGAGTGGTGCACGTCGAATGCGTCCACACTGGTGCGGTCGCCCGCGTTCTTGTCCGGGCGGATGCACTCCAACGTAGGCACCGTGAGGATGATGCGCTGAATCAGCGTAGCAATCTCGGATGCCTGCGTGCCGCCTGCCGATACGATCAGCACACGATGGGTGGGATCGTGGATCAGGCAGAAGACGGCGTAGATCGCGGCGATGGTGGACTTCGCCTCGCCTCGCTGCGCCTGCACCATTGCGAGGTGCGGGCCGTACTGCATGTAGTTGGCGATGTCGTACTGCATCCACGTCGGCTCGAACCCCAGCACCTTCATGATGTCTCGCATGAAAGTGGCGAAGTGCCGGTAGTGGTTTTGCAGAAGCTCCAACTTGCGGCGACGGATGTCTGCCGCTTCGGCTGATTCACGCATGGTTGGCTACGCTCCCCGGAAAGTTCACGATGTTGTCGAGCGCAGCTTGCAGCTCGGTGTCGTCGGCCTGCGGCAGCGAGTGCTTGCCGAGTTCATCTTCCAGTTCGCCAAGTGCCTTGTTGGCCTCGCGCGTCGCCGTGATGTTGTTGTCCTTCAGGAACTTGATCGCGGCATTGATGTCGGCAGCGGTGCACAGCTCGCCATTGGCGAGACGTTCCTTCAGTACCGTGGCGACAAGTTCGTGTAGTGCGCCAAGCGCTCCCTCACTTGCGGGGTTCGACATCCTTCCCTCCCATGATCTTTCGGTGCTCGCGCGCGCGCCAGTAGAACTGGGCGACTGCGTACAGAATGGCGAGCGTAGTTACGATGGCAGCACCGTAAGTGCTGATGAAGTTGAGGTAGACCGCGCCGAGCGTAAGCGGCGAGGTTCGGACGACCTCATTGACCACACTCGGCGGGGTCATGCTGTTCTCCTGTAGGTTAGGGCCAGTCGTCGGGATTGCCGACGAGCTTCCATTGCAGGCGGTTGACGTTGTTCATGCCCACCGCGATCAGGTCGCCGGGGATTCCCGAGGCGATCACGTGTTCGGTTGCGAAGCGCTCACGCTGCGCGCGGACGCACAGGTTGCTGCCGTTCTTGTACGACAGGAGCACGTCGCTCTGCGTGGCGAAGATTGCCCGCTTCTCGTCCATACACAGGCGCGGCGTAGTTGCACCGGGGATCACCATGGTCTGCATCGAAGCAGCCACCGTGTCGTACCAGTAGAACTTGCACACACCGCCTGCCATGTACGCCACGTGCGGGCGCATGGTCTGGTCGAATGCCAGTGCGATCTGCGTGATCCCGGAGTCGGTCAGCACCGTGACCGGGGCAACGCCGTCGCGGTAAACGACGACGCTGCTGCCGTCACTCTCGGCGGTCCACAGCGCGGCTTGGAGGTTGTCCACTGCCGCGTTGAGAGCCAGCCCGCCCTGCTCGAAGTCAATGAGCGGACGGGTTCGCCGGTTCTGCTGCTCCACCCAGTCACCACGTTGGATGCTTTGGGAGACAGAGGGGATCATGGCGTGTAGCGACTCCACGAAACGCGCATCCGCAGGTTGGACGTTTCCGATCCGGTCTTGGTGATGCCCGGACTGAAGCCGACTTGGAAAGCAACGCACGAGGACAGGCCCATCGCAGCCGTGATCGGGCTACCGGGGACGTTGTTGATCGACATGCGGCAAACGCAATCCCGGTAGTAGGTACCCGGAATGTACTCTACCCGCTGAATATACAAGTCCGAGTAGCTTACGTTGTTACCCGGAGGATACTGGTCAGTGATAGCACCAGTTCCATCGCCCGTGCCGCCGGTGAAGTAGTAGCAGCCCCACACGTAGTCCGACCACACAACTGCCGACTGGCCGTTCAGGCCACCGCTACGGCCCATGGCGATGGGCTTGCAGGTAACGGTGGTGCTCACGCCCTTGATCGTCTCGGTAGTGACAACGGGCGTGGTGTCCACGTACATGCGCAGCTCGTAGGTGACCACGAGGATTTCATCCGACAGCACCGTGATGGTGGTCGGGTTACCTGCGGAGTCCTTGATAAGCGCGCGAGTGGACAGGATGTAAGCGCCGGTATTGTTGTTGTACGCTTTGGCACCCAGCTCGGACAGCACACCAGTGGCGGTTCCTGCCGGGAACTGGTACTGGCAGCGGGAGTAGGCGTAGTACGGAGCCGTGGTGGTGCCGCCGTTGTCCGAAGTCGTCCGGCCAACCTGCGCAACCTGCGCGCCGAGAGCAGTGTCGGTGAACGCAGGGGTTGCGCTACCGCTGCCCACTGCCAAGTAGGCAATGAGGTCGTACATGCTGCGGGGATACCCGCTGCCGGAGTCACCCAGTGCGTCCATGCCACCGTCGGTGATAAGGTTGCTCTGCCAGTCGGCGACAACTTCCAGAGTGTCGAGGGACTTACCCTTGCTGATAGTGAACACACCGGCGATGCCGAGGTGATTGTGGATCATGAGAAGCTCCATGATACGAAGCCGGACCGGAGTCGAGCAGTCGCGTCGAGCGGCTGATTGACAACAGGGTGCTGCTTCATGGTGAAGGAATGGAAGGAACTCGACAGTCGCGCCGTCTCCGGGTCGGGTGTGTAGTCCTTGCGAATGGATCGGATGTCGAACGAAACGAAAGAGCTACCGTAGGAAAGGCTCTCCTCAGCGGCGTAATCCTGACGCGAGCTGCGCAGTTCCCAGCTTACGAAGGAGGAACCCAGCGACGCAGTATCCAAAGGAGGCAGCATGTCGATGTTGCTGTACCCAGCAAAGCTGCTGGTCAGCATCGCGGCATCGAACTGGTAGAAGCTGTAGAGCTTCGACGTAACGTAGATGCCCTGCTCCTCGATACGCCCGGACCAGTAGGCCACACGGTTCAACCCGTCCGTGACCTTGATGCTCAGGAAGTAGGAGCTGTCGTCGTTCTGTCCCAGCACGTACTTGTGGTTCCACTTAACGGTGTCCACCCACAGCGGCTTGTTCTGCTTGCTGCGGAATGCGGACAGGACCACCTGCACGTACTTCGTGTCCTTGGGCGCTGCGCCCTCGGCGACAGACTGGTGCCATGCACCGTTGCTGCCGGAGGAAACCATGTTGCCCCAGTTGCGTTGCAGCTCGGTGCCATCCTCCTTGCGGTAGATGATCGAGACGCGCGCACCGGCCTTGCCCTTGGAGCTTGCGCCCTGCTGAACTTCAGCGGTGCAGCGGATGTAGTCGTTGACCTTGGCAGGGATCAGCGGGTTAAGCAGGTCGCTGCCGCCCGTCTTAATGTTGGCGAAGCGCGCGCTGTATACGCCGCTGTCCGTGTCGTAGTCCGAGCCGGTACCAATCGACCAGCCTTCGCCGTTCGATCCGCCGCCCGGCACCCACGTGCCGTCGTCGCCTGCCTCGAAGTCGCCGTTGGGTACGAGGGTTTCCTCGTCCACGACTTCAGTGAAAGCCGCCCACTTTACGACGACTTCCTTGGTGATGTTGTCCACCCGTACCGCAGCGCCCGAAGGGAGCGTCGATTCGATGACCTCCACGGTGCAGCGGCCGACTGGGTTGTTGATGGACAGGCGAGACTCGTAAGCCTCGCCCGCCGTGTACCCTTCCAGCACGCCCGTCACCGACAGGCCATCTGCAACCTCGTCCGCCATCAGCGGTCGGCCGTACAGCCTGAAGTGATTAGCCATGCTTACTCCTTAGCCAAGTCGCCCGAGAGCAACCACGTGTTGGTGTCGCCGTCGATGCACGTTGCAGTGACGACGGAGTTGGTGCCGCGAGTCGCGGCGGTGCAGCCGACCGGGACTTCGATGGTCACGCCTGCGTCGCCAGTGATGACCACTGGGCCTGCCTTCTGCTGGACGCTGAAGTAGCTGCCCGAGGCGAGCTTCGTCTCACCGTCGCCCACTTCGGGGATCAGGTTGATGTTGACGGCGCAGCCTCCGGCATACGTGCAGCGCACGAGGCCGTACTCGGTAGCCTTGGCGGCGTAGTAGGTCGGACCCTCTGCCGGGATGATCGGCACTCGCAGGCTCGCAGCGGTGATCGGCGCAGGCCCGGTGTAGGGCTTGGCGTAACCTCGCAGCACGGCGAACCAGATGCTGCCCTCGGCGGGAACCGTGGCGAAGCGGATGAAGCTGGGATCGGTATCGTCGGCCAGAGTGACCTGATAGTCCACGTCCGGCTGCATGCCGATACCGTTGACGTACACGTCGTAGAAGCCAGCGCCGGACACGTCCGCGCCCACCATGTCGAAGTCGGTGTCGTCCACCTGATCGCCGGTCCATGCACCGGACCAGACGCGCGGGGCGACGGACACGATACCACCAGCGGCCAGCAACTCGGTGACCTGCTTGTAGATGTTCTGGATAATCTCGTTCAGGTCCACGATCACACCGACCTGCTGGTCAATGCTAAGGGTGGCGATGTTGAGCGAGTCGAACATTTCCTGAATGATCTTCAGGAGCTGGTCGTTGCTGAGGTTAAGGTTGGTCTTGCTGATGATGCTACCGTTAACGTAGTCAACGAGCATCTGCTGCACCGGAGTGCTGCGGTAGATGTAGAGCTTGCGCCCAGCGGCGACGGCAGGCGAGACACGGACGGTGCTAGCGTCATCGTCCTCGCTCAGGACTTCCACGGTGTGCGGAGTCCGGTCGGTCAGCAGCTGAGTCTCCTCGTCCAGCAGTCCGCTCATGGCGTACACGTGGGACGGGTTGATGTAGCCACCGGTAAAGCTGATCTGCCAGTCAGTGGTCACGCCATCGGCGTCGAACACGTCTGTCGCGTAGCGCAGCTGCGGGTCTGGAACTGCCATGCTGCCTCCTGTTTGCTATAGGTGTACCAAAAAAGGGTGGGCCATCCTTGGCCCTGATTCTCACTCCTCCTTCCACTGGCTGGCCGCGCCCTTCAGCAGCGGGATCACCATGGGCAGTCGCCCGCCCGGAATCACGTCGGCCAGATTCTCCGGCTTGCCAGCGATGCCCTGAGCGAAGTCGTTGACCACGCCCAGCGACGGCGCGAACTGCCCGCCGATCACTTCCTTGCGGTTGCCGAACTGCCCACCGGCCAGCTGCTTCAGCCACGTCGGACCCTGCGTGTCGGTGGCGTACTCGTACCAGCCACCAGCAACACCGGTGCCAACGTCCAGTACATCGTTGAGCATGCCCGTCGCCGACACGTAGTTCAGCGTGGCCTTGCCCAGCGCCAGAGGCGACAGGATGTTCTGGTCGATGGCTTCGTCGCGCTCCTGATCGTTCATCAGGGCCACGCGGGACAGCACGCGCAGGGCTTGCAGCGGCGCAGCCACGGCCATCGCCGCAGCGATCAGGCCCGCAGTCTGCCACGCACCATAGTTGCCCACGTAGCGGCCCAGCTGCTTCTGCTGCGCGACCAGCGAGAACGTGCGGTGCTGGAACAGAAGCTTCAGCCAACCGTTGTGCGCCCACTTGCCAGTCTCGCCGATGAAGGTGTCCTGAAGAATCTGCGAGGTGCCACGGTTGATCGCGTTGTAGAACGCCAACCATGCCTGCCGATCCGCCAGTCCTTCGACGTTGCGCGGGTCCACTGCTTCCAGCTTACCGTCAGCGCCCCAGCGCACGACTCGATCCTGCGTTGCCCGCAGGCGGTTCAGCAGGTTGTCGTCAATGCCCATGTCCTTCAGGGCGGTGTCGGCCTCGGCACCATCGCGCAGGAACTTCACGCCCTTGGCGATCAGCACTTCCGCGAAGCCGCGCTGCTGCACGGCGAGCACAGCCCGCTGCCCCGAGAGGATTCGGTTTGCATGCGCTGCCTTCTGCACCAGCGAGGTCAGGAAGCCCGCGCGCTCGCTACCGTACATCGACGCCTGCGTGTCCAGCGAGTTGAACATGTGCAGGTCGTAACCGGCGAGGCCGAAGCCGCGACCGCTGATGAACTCGAAGCCGTCGAGGATTTGGTTGCCGCTGTCCTCGCCCTTCAGGATGCGCATGATTTCGCTGCGCATGCGGGGAGCGATACGGATTGCGTCAGCCACACCAGCAGCACCAACAGCGGCAAGGCCGTTGCTGTACTCCGCTGCCTGATTGATTCCCGCGCCGCCCAGCTGGATAGCCGAGGTCAGCAGTCGCGCATTCGCCAGAACAGTCGGATCACCGGTACCCACCGGGCGACCAAGGAACTCAGACATCACCTGATCGAACGCCTTCAGCTCAACGTCGGTAGCACCAGTCAGGCGCATCGCTTCCTTCGCCACGTTGATGCCCGCGTCACCGAGGATGCCGTGCTTCGCCAGAGCGATGTCACCAGCAACCCGACCCGCGTACTTGCGGTAGTTGTCCATCACGCGGTTGTCGAGGTAGTCCATCAGGCGGAACTTGCCGTCAGCATCTTCGTACTGCTTGGTCACGTCGAGGTCGATACGCGCCTTGGTGTGCTTCGCACCGCCACGGCTGTACTTGCCCATCACCTTCTGAATCTCCTCCTCGTTGAGCGACATCGCCCGCAGAGTGTCACGCAGCGTGTCCGCCTGCGACTCCGAGAAGACCTGACCCGGCGCTTCGATGATGCCCGCAGCCTTGCGCTCGATGCGTTCCAGATACTTGGTAGCGAACTTGTCGAGGAAGTCATCCCCGTACAGCTCACCCATCACCTCGAACTGGTCGCGCATTGCCTGACGGATGCCCTCACGACGAACCGGACCAGCAGCGGCGATGCTGCCACCCAGCCACGTGCGGGACTCGTAGCCCTCCACGTCTTCCTCCGGCAGACGCTGTGCGCCCACCGTACCGGCCGCTCGCTGCTCTGCTGCCATGCGGTTGTAGCCCCGGTCCAGCTCACGGGCCATTGCCTTCACTGCCTCGTGCGCATCCGGGATGTCCCCGCCGTTGAAGCGAGTCTCGCGGTACAGCTTCACTGCGTACTCGAAGTCCGCACGTGCCTTCCAGCCCGTGGCGAAGTCCTTGATCGCACCGATGCCGCGCACGTCCGCACGCCACAGACGGTAGGCCGCTTCCCACTGACGCGGGCGCGTACCCATGAACGACTCGAACCGACCATGCCGATCCATCGCCGCCGTGCTGTGTCGGCCTGCTGCACCCTCCGGGTTCTCCAACAAGGTGACAGCAAGCATGCGCGCAACCGGCGACTTGGACGACATCAGGGTCGTGCTCGTAGCTTCCAGCCCGAAGCGCTGCATGATGGTGGACAGCTTCGCCGCGTCGATGCCGTACTTGGCACTGAAGCGCTCAGAGCGCGCCATCACCTCGGCAACCTGCACGCGCATCGCGTCATCGCTGACGGACTTGTCCAGACCAGTGCGCTGGTAGAACGCCTTGCGCTCGCGGTTCGACTTGAAGATCGAGTTGGCGAGTATGCCACGAGTCTGTCGGGTCGATGCCTGCGTGTCGCGCACTTCAGCACCGAGGTTGTCGCCGACCACAGACATCAGACGTTCGAGCGCGGACTCCTGATTCTTCAGGCCCATCACTCGCGCGATCTTGTCCTTCAGCCACTCCCACGCATTCGGGCGTGTGTTGCCCGGCGCAGGCATCTGACGCAGTACCGCCTGCACGGCGCGGTTCGTCAGGCCGTAGGAAATCAGCTCGTCGGTGTTGGCGAGGAAGCCTGCCTGCGGCTGGTTGATGCGCGTCTCCATCGCAGCGGTGGTCAGCGTGGAGTCCACACTGCCGATGCTGTTGTTGATGTGGGTCAGAAGTTCTTCCATTTCCTGACCGAACACCGAGTTGCTGCGCAGCTCACGCAGGGTGGCAGCGTGCAGCATTTCGTGCACCACCACTTCCGGCGTGTAGTTCCGCATCGCCATCGCGTCCAGCCCGGCGTTGTAGCCACCGGCCACTCGCATACCCGGACCCATGTTGGCACCGGCGAACCACTTGTCGAGTTCAGACTCCGGCACGATCTTCACCGTGCTCAGGCGACCGCCGCGCTTCAGCGCATTGGCGATAGCACGCACGTCCTCGGGGATCGAGGCGTTGGATTCCAGATACTTCAGCACGCCATCGACGTTGCCGCCACGGATGCCTGCGGCCTTCCACGCACGTTCCAGCAGCGGATCATGCTGATCGACCCGACCACCCACGCTGTCGTTGTAACGACCGGTCGAGGCGTCCACGTTGTCCACGTCACGCGCCAGTGCACCAGTGGTGCCTGCGGTGGTGGTCGTCTCCTGTACGTCGGGACGCGCGAAGATGCGGAAGTCGTCCGGCACATCAGCCATACCAGCGCGCAGCCAATCGACTGCTTCCTGCTTGGCAAGCTGGTGGATGCGGTTGTTGACCAGCACCGGGTTGGCGTTGTCGCCAAGCTCGGCCACAGCGCGCGCCTTCAGGTCAGCCGACCACGCTTCGCCGTAAGCGGCAGCGTTGCCTGCGGACAGGTCGATGGTAGCCTTGTCCCGAATCTGTGCAGCCGAGCGCACGCCCGGAATGTGCATCGCGGTACCGATGGTGGTAGCGAACGCGGCGTCGGTCATGAAGTCCGCGAAGTTTCGGCGCTCGCCCATGCCGACCAGAGCTGCGTCCGTGATGACGGAGCCGACCGCGTTCTCCGCAGCGGCGGATGCGAGCGAAGCACCCACGCGACCCTCAGCCACCAGCGCAGCCGAACCCACACCCAGCACCTTAGCGCCCGCAGCGGTGACGCCGCCGATAGCCCAGTTACCCGGATCGGTGAAGCCTGCCACGAGGTCGTAGCCGAAGCTCGACCAGCCGGTCTGCTGATCCTTGATGCGCATGGAGTTGCGGCGCATCCACTGGCGGTCGCTCACGTACTTCAACTCGTTCGGCGAGTACGCAGCGTCACGGATGTCTTCCAGTTCGTCGGCAGTCATCCACGGCTTCTCCCATTCCTTCGGGTCGTACTTCCAACCTTCCGGGATGTTCTCGTCCTCGCGCGCAAGCTGGTTGCTGATAGCCGCACCGATGCCGCTGTCGAACGCCGCGCCCCACTTGTCGAGGAAGGTCAGCGAGTTGCGCAGCTCCTCGTCTGCACGATCCTGTGCGAGAGCCTGCTCGGTCTGATCCAGCAGCGCCTTGCGAGCGCCGGTGTTCAGTACGTCCACTTCCTGACGCACCCACCACGGCACAACCTGATCCGAAGCGCGGACGGCCTGAGCCTTGCCAACAGCTTCGGCAGCAGTGCCGCCTTCCTGTGCAACCTGACCCATCGACAGCTCGGCGATGCCCGCACGAATCTTGCCGATGTGTTCCTTCGCTGCCGACGCCAGAGCGTTGCGGCCTTCGATGGGAGCACCGGTCCACGCATCCGGGATGGAAGCGCCGGACCACGTGCGGTCACGCATGTTCGGGTTGCCCTGCCATGCTGCGTTGAGGTCTGCCTGCGTGGTGCTCAGGCTACGCGGCTGTGCCGACACAGCGGGAGCCGATGCGCCGCCCAGCACGCTCGGTGCGTAGGCCGCGTTCTCCTGTCCCCAGTTCTTCTGGTTGGTACCACCTTGGTAGATACGCAGCGCCTTGGTAACGTCGCCCTTGGCAAGCTGCATGTTCTCGCGCATGATGTCGGCGTACAGCTCGATGCTGTCTTGGAAGTTGCGCATGTCGTACTTGCGGCCATTGCGCGCTTCCCACGTTGCCTGCGTGGTCGGCATGATTTGGAAGTCGCCCTGCGCTCCTGCCTTGCTGCGGATCACACCGTCAGCGTCCTTGGCTGCGCGCCCGTTGCCGGACTCTACTCGCCACTGACCGCGCACGATGGACTCCGGCACTCCCGCATAAGCGGCAGCCTTGGCAATCTGCTGGTCTTGGGTCAGCCCCGAAAGATCGAGTGCCATTGTCTATCTCCTTACAGTTTGGGTTGGATGGAAATGCTCTGCTGAATCGTACCGTCGTTCATGCGAACGTAGCCCTGCGGTACCGGGGCCTGCAACTGCCGCTGATGCTTCGTGTGCTTCTCGTACTCGGCCTTGATGTCGCGCCCATACACCGGCACGACCTTCCAGCCCTTCTCGCCTACAGCGTTGACGTACAGCACCGGCTCGCCGTTCTCGCTGTCCTTCATGCGGAACACGTCAGCCTTCAGACTGGAAGTAGGCTCGATGTTGACCCGCCGCAGTGCTGCGTCGATAGCCTTCTCGATGGCCGGTCCCGTCTCCTTCGTGTCCATGAAGCCCAGCCACGCACCAACGCCGCCGATCACTCGGCCTTCGTCGTCGCGCCCGTTCTCCCATGCGTACTTGCCCGCGTCTTCCAGACCGTAGGCCAGCTTGGCGTGGGTAGCCGCAGCTTGCAAGCCTTCCGCAGAAGTGTCCAGCAGTCCACCGCTGTCGGTGACCGACCGGACGATGGCGCGAGCATACGCAGCGCGGCCAGAGTCGCCCAGCTTGTTGCCGAACATCCCGAGGTACTTGGGGTTGAGCTTTGCGATAGCGTCGTTAACACGAGCCTGAGTAGCCTCGGATTCCTTACGACTGTTCGCGTCGAACTGCGTGGGATCGTCGGTGGTGATTTCTCCACGGGCCACCTCGTAGGCAAGCTCGAAGTTCACGCCGCCATTCTCCAACGCTTGCAGCTTGTTGAAGAACGTGTTGACGCTATCTCCGAAGTACAGCGCGGCGGTAGTTGCGCCAGTCAGTCGGCCCTGCACAGGCTGACCGTTCGTGTCGATGCGCGCGGCGGTCGTCTGCTTAAGTTCCTTCCACTGCTGGTACAGCGCAGCCGCTGCCGTGTTCGGCTGATCGCGGAGCACAGCACGCGCCGTGGTCTGGAACTGATCGGCCACACCCTTCAGCACAGCGCCGCGCCCGGTGTTGGCGTTCCACACCAGCTGCGACATGGCGACCTTCGGGTTCGCGGCCATCGTGGAGTTCCACGCCTGCACCACGTTCGCTTCGATCAGCTCCTTGTCCACGCCGGGAATGTTGATCGTCTGCGCGTAGGTGCCGCGCTTGAACGACTCGATGCCGCCACGGATGTCCTCCTCCTGCGCAGCCAGTTTCTGCTGGTCAGTCAGTGCAGCCTTGGCCGCAGCGTTGCGCTGGTTGATGACGGCTTCCTGCGCGCGGATGTGCGCGCCTGCGGACTGCGCCATGATCGAAGCAAGCTGCGTGCCCGAGTAGAGCGGCGCATCGCTGCCCGTCTCGGCGGCGTAGGTCGAGTTCATTTCCTCGATCATCGCCTGCGACGGCTTGGCACCAATACCCTCGGATGCGTACATGGAGACAAGCGCCATCTTCTCGGCCTGCTCCGGGTTGGCATCGAGCCAGTCCGAGCGGTACCGGTCCTGCGCCTGCTTCACGTACTGCTGGATTCCCAGCTGCCCGTCGGGGTCGATGGCGTTCAGCACGCCCTTGCTGTTGAGGAACTTCAGCGTGTGGAACTCGCCGCGATCCGCAGCGCCCCGGTAGAACGCGGTGATCGCCGACTTGTACGACTCGTCCGTCTGGTAACGCGAGGGCGACAGACCGTCTAGCAACGACAGCTGCGCCTGTGTCAGCGCCTCGGTGGCCTTCTCGTCCATGGGGCGGTTGGTACCGAGCATTGCCGTGCGCTTCGCCAGTTCGTTGAAGCCGGTGGACGCCGACGAGTTCGCAGCGTACTGCGCCTTCACCAGCTCCTGCTGCTGCCACGCCGTGCGCTCCTTCGTGTGCAGGTCCATCAGCGAACCCGCGCGATCCATGAAGGTCTTCTGCAACACCGTGTCTGCGAAACCGTTGCCGGTCATCCGGGCAGTGGCGAGGTCGTTGAACTCCTTCGCCATCGCCTCGGGCGGAAGCTGACGCAACTCCGGCATACGCCGCAGCAGGTCGCTCTCCATTTCGTTGACCTGCGAGAGCGTGTTATACATGCTCGCGCCAATCTCGTAGTTGGTGTCGCCGAAGATTTTCTTGTACCACGGCTCGGTCGCAGCAATCTCGTCCATGGTCTTACCAGCGCGGGCGGCAACGAAGCCGTCCCACATCTGCTGCTGCTTCAGCTTGGCGGTGTTCGGCGCTGCCAGTTCCTGCAAGAACTCGGGCAGGTTGCTGTCCGGCATCGTCATACCACCAGTTCTCTCGAACCAATCCGATCCCGAACGAACGGGACCGACCTGATTCACACCAGCGCCTTGAATGCTGGTGTTGCCCGACAGTGCGGGGGTGGCGTTGATGCCACCCTGCAATGCGGACTGCGTGTTGAAGGTAACCGTGCCGATGTCAGCCATTACCATGCGCCTCCTGAATTGCCTCCGCTTCCACTATCGAACCAGCCGAGGCCGGACGTAGTGGTGGAGAAGTTGTCGTAGTTGTTGCCGAAGTTGCCGGTGACCTTCGCCCCGGTCACGGACTGCTTGCCGGTGCCGTCGTTGTACCCGAAGGTAGTGGACGCCCACGACTTGCCGCCGCGATCATTGGACTGCTGCCACGCCTGCATCCCGTTCTGCGCTGCGTTGTTGAAGGACTGCGACATGCCTTGGAAGTTGCCGTTGTCCGCCTGCCACGTGCCGACTGCGAAGTCGGCCACGGCCTCGCCTGCCATCGGCCCGCCGAAGTAGGTAGCCACGGCCACGCCGATCAGCTTGCCCAAGCGACGCTTCATCGCCTTCGGCTCGATGTGCTGCGAGTAGTCGAACTGGCCGAACGTGCGGCTCATGTCCATCCCATTCCACGCGCGCGACATGACCTGCGCCGTCTGCGATGCCCCACGAGAGGCGAGCAGCGAGACTGCGTTGTCCTGCGTCTCCTTGTCCATTTCCGCCTGCAAGCGAACCATGGTATCCATCAGGTCTGCGGACGAGCCGCCCACACCAACGGCACCGGCCTGTGCCTGAAGCGCACCGCGCGCGTTCGCCAGTTGGAGCTGGGAGTTAAGCCCAGCCCCTTGACGTGCACGCAGCTCCTCGGACAGCGCCTCCATGTTGGAGTTGTACTCCTTCGCGGCGGCGTCCAGCTGGGCGTTGTTCTTCAGGGACCGCATGAAATCAGCGAAGCCGGTCTTGGCGACCTCGCTGCGGTTCGTGTTGTCGGTCTGCGCAACGGCTGCACGGTAGTTCGCACGGGCAACGCGGGTGGTGTTGTTCGCTTGCAGGATCGTATTAACCGAACCCATTAGCTAACCCTCCGTACATTGTTGAAAGTCTGACCCGTCCAGCTCAGGCCGGTCACCCGGAGCGGGAGCCAATCCTTGCTGCGAATCTCGTAGGTGCACTCACGCACTTCGCGCCCGACGCTGATGTTCAGCTGCCCCCGGTACACCGGTTGCCGCGCGATCAGGTTGTCGGAGTCGCCGAGGATGCGGCCCTCGAAGTCCGTGGTGGTCACGCTGTTGTTGCGGGTGGTAACCGCAGCGAGCATGCCCGCCGTGTTCTCCACGTCCACCGTCACCTTGTTCAGCGACATGCGGCCATCGAGCACAGCCTGACCGTTCTGGTCCCGAGGGAACGGGTTGGTCGGGACCACCAGCGCCTCAGACACGACGCCGTATTCCAACGCACCAGCATCGAGGTCATCGAACTGGCTAAGGAAGTCCGACGCCTGAGCGTAGGGACAACCCAGCAGGAAGTACGGGCTAGTGCTATTGACGGCGATGCTTGCGCTCGCGGTCAGTACGCCCGTAGGTGTACCAAAACTCGCCCAGCTGTCGAGGCACGCATGCGAGTCCGGCTCGCCCTTCGGGTCGAACACGTCGCACGCCACCAGCGATCCGCGTGCGGTGAACACGAGGCCATTCTTCTTGTAGCTGCTGACGCCGATGATTTCGCCCAGCGCCGGGTGGTACTGGAACTTCGACCACGAGTCCACGATGCGCTGCCCGTTGTTCTTGTTGTCCTCGTAGCGGTACAGGTAGAACTCCTGCGGGTGCTCGCGGGTGCGGAACATCACGAGGTTCGGGGCAGTGAGTGCGGTGATCTGCAACGGCGTGCCGTACAACCACGAGTCCAGCTCGTTGGACATTTCGTCCGTCACCGTCTGCTGACCGTTGAGCGCACCGACGCGCATCTGGTGCAGGCTCGTGCCTTCGCTGCCGTACTGCGCATAGAAGATGTAGTTGCCCGAGGTCTGCGCCTTAGCGTCCACCGAATCCTTGTTCGCACTGAACGCCTTGATAAGCGGGTTCTTCGGACTGAACACCGAGTCGCCGCTGATGCCGTACTGCTGCCGGTCACCGAAGATCACGAGGTTGCCGTTGTAGAGCGTGGCGTGCCGGAGCACGTCGCCCTCGCTGCCATGCGCGAAGATTTCGATGGGGTCGCTGTCTTCGATGGTGACGGCAGAGCCGCGCCAGAAGTTCAGGTAGTCCGCCGACCGCGAGGCGTTGACGTAGTTCTGCGCGCCAACCACCAGCCGGTCTTGGAAGACGGACAGCATGGTGATCGGCTTGTCGATGAACCACGGGATCGGGGAGGTCAGTCCGTCGCCTGCAACGCGCGCACCGTAAGCCGGGTGCTCACCGCTGCCCGGAGCCAGAGACGTGAGGCCCGCGCCGTTGCGTGCGATGTAGCCCACACCGTTGTAGATGTAGAGCTGCGACACGAGGTTGTCGATGGTGCACTCCACGCCGGGCGCTTCGTACCAGTCCACCGAGCCGTAGCCCGAAGTCTCGCCGTTCTCCAACTCGGCACGCAGGTAGTACGTCTCGTCCGCGCCTGCACCGCTCGGGCGCACGCGGATGATCTTGCCGTGCCAGTGGAACTTGACAGCGTAGGTCGCGTCGGTAATCTCCTGCCCTGCGGCGTAGAAGGTCGTACCGTCGCCTTCGTCGTCAACCGTGATGTCCTTGAACTGGTCATCGTCAATCACGATGCCGCCCTTGATGTACGTCGCCGCCACGCCTGCGTCCACCAGCAAATCCGACAGCTGCTCGGCGATGTACTCCGGGCGCGTCTGCTCGGCGCTGGTCACGATCCACTCGTTGACCGCAGAGTTGTACTCGTTCACTCGGTCGTTGACGTACTTCTGATACGCCGGGTCCGGCTCCGTACCACCGGGCAGGTAGAACGGGATGTCACTCGTGTCGAGCGTGCCGGGGTACGATGCGGTCACCGTCTTGAACGTAACCGTCAGCACCGTGTTGTCTGTTCGCGTCAGGTTCACCGTGTACGTGGTGTTGTACTTGCCGGTGCGAACCCACGCGGCTAGGCGCTGGATGTTCGTCTGCTCCTGCCACACGTTCGTGCTGGTGGCCGAAGGGATCGTGGTGTTGCCCGCGATGTAGACGTAGCTGCCGATGGCCGCGAGCGACGATGCGCCGCCGCTGACCAGCGTGTTGACCCACGTGCTATTCTCGTAGACCAGCGGGATGAATGCCTCGTCCGTCTTGTTGTAGAGGAACGCGAACGTCTCGCTTCCCGAGGTGGAGGGATCGCGCCGATACAGCAGCGCGTACTCCTTGCCTTCCTGCATGAAGTCGAACACGTCCATGTTTCGCAGCTCGGCCGAGGTGACAACGGCTTGGGAAGCAGCGAACCGCGTACCACGACGGCGCACGAGGCCGTTCACCGGATCGGACAGCACGTTGATCTGCTCGTGCGTCTGGCCCGGCCGACGACGGTGCGCCGGTTTCTGACTGACACCCTGAAGGATGTCGGGATAGGTTCCGCCTGCCTTTGCCATGTTGCCTCCTTAGCCGGGGAAAGTGTAGTGGCTATGCCACGGGTGTCCGCTGTAGTTGAAGTACCGCTGACGCAGCACGTCCACGGATGCACGAGCGAACAGCGGGTTCGCCTTGATCTGCCGGATGTGCTCGGCCTTCAGGTTGATGTAGCTGTCGTCGCGCTGCTGCTTGATCTTGGCGTACTTGGTGTTGTCGCCGTCGAAGTCGGACTGGAAGCGCAGCACGCTGTCGTCCCGCACGAACATCTGCACCTCGTAGGGGAGGTCATCGAAGTCCAGAAGCCGGACCAGCTTGGCCTGAACGTTGTGGTCGAACTCGTAGGTGTTGCGCTTGCGGTCGTACAGGCGGCGTCCGCGCTGCACCACGTGGCCGAACCGGCTCGGGTTGCAGTCCAGCTTCAGCACGTCCGTGGGGACCATGATGTACTTGCTCGTTGCCTGCGGCTTCAGCTCCACCCATTCGGTGTTGAACCACAGCGCGAGCGATGACACGTCGCGGTGCACGCGGTCGATCAAGTCAACGGCGTCGTCCTTGTATACGTGGTCATCTTCCAGCGTGTTGAGCTTCGTCTCGCCCATCGTCTTCAAGCAGGCGTTCACGATGTCGAGCTTGGTGATGAATGCCATGGTGTCTCCTGAGAGGAACAAGGCAGAGACGCCGGAGCGCCCCTGCCGGGATGTTGCTTAGTCCGCAGCCAGAGCCAGCGAGGCCGGTGCGTACTCCACGTCCTGCGAGCCGATTTCGTCATCAACGAAACGGACGCGCACGACCCAGCCCGCGCCGATGGCGTCGTAGTGGACGCCGACGACGGTGCCCACGGAGTTGGCGGGCAGACCGGCCACGCCGGTTGCGGCGACGACACGGTTGGAAATCTCGAACGGTCGGTCAAAGACCATGATGGTGCTCCTGTGTTGGTGGAAGGCGAGGCGCGGTTTGAGTTACCCGAAGGATTCAGGCACCGCGCCCAGCGGATTAGGCAACCTTGTCGATGCGGCCCGCGTTCTCGACGCGATCCAGACCAACGGCGAAGGACATCCACGAGTCCACGAAGTAGCACTTCGAGGCGTCGCTCCACCACACCGAGGACTGCAACGGCAGCGCTTCGGCGATCAGCAGGGCCTTCGGCGACACGGCCACGGCGATCAGGGTGCTGAAGTCGCCGTCGTAGAAGTCGTCGTTGTCGTCGTTCGACAGCAGGTGACCTTCGATCACGGTGTTCGGCAGGTTCTCGCTCGACAGCACCGGGACGCCCCAGCCGTGGAAGGTCGGGATGCCGGTCAGCTTGTTGCCGTCCGAGGTCAGGTACTCGCCGTTGCTGATCTGCTCGGCCTGCTGCAACAGGTAGAAGATCGCCGGGCGCACGATCAGCACAACGCCATCGCGCTGCGGCTTGACCTTCTTCTCCTCCTCCATGCGGGAGAACAGCTTGCCGATGGCGGCGTAGACCTTGGCCGGATCGTTCTCGTCACCGGCAGCAGACAGGACCACCTGCGTGGCACCGAAGTGGCCTTCCGGCGCGCGGCCGTTGCGGGTGAAGATCGACTGCGTGGCAGCAGCGGCCTTGGCGGCGGCGATGCTGATGGTCAGGTCCACGAACTCGGCGATTTCCTGACCCTGCTCGATGGCGATTTCCTTGCGGGTGTCGATGTCGGTGAAGATTTCGTCCAGCTGCCAGATGCTGTGACGCGACAGCAGCATGGTATCGACGGTCACCGACGCCTTGCTGAAGTCCACCGGGGTGCCGTCCGGCGCATCACCGCGCTTCAGCTTCTGAAGCTTGGTGCGGCCGATGGCCTTCTTGGTCAGGGTGTTGGTGCCCTTGACCTGCTTGCGCGGGAAGAACTTTTCCAGCACCGAGCTGGACACGTAGGTGTGCTCGACATCGCCGGTGAACTGCTCGAGGATCAGGGCGTTTTCGTTGCCGGACTGGTTGACCTGATTCGGCAGAACCGGGACAGTCGGGAAGATGGTGCTCATGCTTTATGTTGCTCCTTGGTTCTTAGTGGATGACGCGCGCGTTGAGTGCACGCAGTTCTTCGGAGTGGGCCGCACCACGGATGCCCTTCTCGGCAACCAGCTTGCGGTACTCAGCGCGGTACTGCTCCTTCGTGAGAGGAGCGACGCCGTTGATCGACGCGGCGGGAGCGGCGGCATTGGTAGCCGGTGCACCCTTCACGGTCGTCGCGGGATTGGCCTGTGCCAGAGCCATCAGGTAACGCGCGGTCGCCTGAGCGCCGAAGCCACCAGCCGACAGCGATTCGCTTGCCTGCTTCAGTTGGTCGGCGGGCAGGTTGGCCCGTGCGAACTGCTGGATCGCAGCCCAGTTCTCTGCGCCACCCACGGCTTCGTGGACAGCAGCAACGTTCGCGGCGTGCGCTGCGGTTGCAGCGGCGGTGACACGAGCGATGCTCTCCTTCGCCAGAGCGAGGATCGGTGCGGAACCCTTGGCCTTATCGCCGAGGACTTCCAGCTTGGCTTCCAGCAGGGCGAAGTTGCCCTTCGCTGCTTCGGTCAGTTCGCGGCTGTCGATGTCGAGGCCGACGGTGTTGACGAAGTATTCGGCCGCGATGTTCAGGCCGTTGTCGCCGTAGTCGGGAATCGACACAGCAGTCGGCGCAGCGTTCGCCGGGGCGGCGGGCTGTGCGGGAGCAGCGGGTTCGAGACTCAGCGCGTCAGCAGCCGGAGGTGCAGCGGGAGCTGCGGGCTGTGCCGGTGCAGCCGGTGCGGGCTGTCCGTTGGGCAGCAGCTTGTCGTCGGCCGGAGCCGGAGCTGCCGGGGCGGGCTGGTTGCCCTGCGAGGTTGCGATCACGGTTGCGCCGGGACCACCGCCCGGAGGTGCGTTGGAACTCATTGTGTCTGTGTCTCCATGTTGTTGGCGTTGTCGATCTGCTGCGATGCGTTCTGCATGACCAGCTGCTGCTGTGCACGCTGCTGCATCATCTGGCCGTACTCGGCCTCAGTCAGCACGTAGACGTTCGGGTCCAAGCCACCAGCGGCGGCGAGGTCTGCGATCCACGCGGACAGCTTCAGTCGTTCGAGAATCTGCGGCGGCAGTGCGAGGACGTTGGCGAGGTTGCTGCCGAACTCCAACAGCCGGTCACGGTCACCCGTTCGGGAGAGCGCGGCCAAGCCGGTGATGATGACAGGCTCCAAGTCCTTGCCTCGGATGTCGCGGCCCGTGAGGTTCATCACCCAAAAGGCGACGGGCACCTGCACGTCCGCAGCGATGCGGCTGTAGCCACCACCCAGCCCGCCTTCCAGTTCTTCGGCGACCATGCGGATTTCCTGCGCGGTCACACGTTCCGCCTGACGAGTCACCGCCGTCTGCAACAGGAAGCCTGCGCCGATGCGGTTGATGTAGGTGGACTGGATTGCTTGGTTGGTTTGCAGCACGCCATCGACGCCTGCGTTAATCAGCTCGATGTCGCCCTTCATGCCGGGGATGGCCGCGCCGTTGGGCGACGCCATGAAGTCCTCGACGGAGGTCTGACCTGCGGGGTTGACCAGCCACCGGAACTCGGATGCGAGGATCGCGCCCTGCACTGCGGCCTCGGACAGCATCGAGAGCGACTGGAAGTCTGCCTCGTAGTCCTCGACCAAGCCGGAGCCGTAGTCGTCGCCTGCGGCCAAGTCCCAACTCACCGCCCGGTAGGGCAGCTTGTCTGCGGAGTAGGTCGAGGAGAAGTTGGCGGGCAGCTTGCAGTTGCAAATCCACACGTCTTCGTTGTACTTGCCGGTCTTGTGGTCCAGCTTGACCCACTTGTACTCCCACACCATGCCGTCGTCATCCGGCTTGAAGTCCGGGTGCGCGACAATGGCAGCGAGCGCTGCGGGTTCCAGCTGGGTCTTGTGCACCTTCTCCCGGAGGATCAGTTCGTAGACCTCGCCGGTGCGAGTGCGCTTGACCACGTAGTGCCGCATGTTGAGCACGCGGATCGTGTCCTTCTCCAACACCATGAGGGCGTTGCCTAGCACGATCAGCATCTTCAGCAGGTCGTACAGTCGGGAGCGGATCGAGCGCTTGTCGAGTTCGAGACTCGCATCCTGCTCGGCCTTCGCAAGCATTGCCTGCATGGCCTGCAAGTCAGCACCTTGTTCCTGCGCGGCTTGCTTCGCCTTGCGCTTCAGCTCCAATCGGAAGAAGGGGCGGGACGGTGCGAACAGCGACATCATCAGCTTGTTCGCCAGATGGTTCACTGCCTGCGCGCCGAGGGACTGGAACCCGTGGGTCAGCGGCTCGGTGTCCTGATCCCGGTTCTTTCGCGGGAACAGCTTGGGCACGGTCCAGCTCGAATAGCGTTCGAGTCGGTACATGATGCCCTGCCGCTTGTTGTCGTAAGCCTCGAACTGGCGGTGAGCGGTTTGGATCGAATGGTCCATGCTCACCTCACAACAGGTCTGACCCGGCCACGGTCGTCAGCCGGGAAGCTGCGGTCGTGGTCACGGGTCGGGTGTAGGTGGAGCGAGCGGTCTTGCGTCGGCCGATCAAGTCGGCGGTCTGCAAGTCGAGGTCGGAAGTACCCAGCCGCACATCGACGGTATCGACAGGGGCACTCAGCAACTTCTCGGCGTACTCGGATGCGGCCTGCTGTGCAGCTGCCTGAGCCATCTGATCCGCCATCGCCTGAATCTGGTAGTTCGTGGATTGAGTTTGGAGGTTGGTCTGTTTGTCGATAGCCGCCGCTTGCTTCAGCGCAGCCTTCTTTGCAGACCCACCACCAACGATGCTACCCATAGGTTAACTCCTTCGCTTGGTGAATTGGGGAGCATGCCGTTCCAGCAGGTAGCCGTAGCGTGCATACATCCGTGTGAGTGCTCGGGAGTTCCGAGCTAGTGCACCGCCTGCGCTCAGGGAGTCGCAGTGGTTGATTTCAGCCAGATGTTCCATCACGGCTATGTACCGGTCGAAGGAACTGCCCGGCCCAATGCGCAGCACCATGTTCTCAACGAACGTAGTACGGTTCTTGGAATACCACGGTGTGACAATGGCAAAGCATAGCAGGTAGGCTTCATCTATGATTACTGCATCTACTAAGTTCTGAGTTATCAGAGCTACTGTATAATCAGGATCATCACAGTTGTAGCTTACAGAAGACTCTCTGTTGTCTACCTTACTATCTTCTCTAGATGACAGATACAAAGCGGCCGTTAAAGCCGCCTTGATCTGCTCACTATCACCCGTCGTTGGTGTTCGGTACGGAGGTATCAACTGTGAAACCCTCCTGCAAGATGTTCAGGACGCGGGCCATCCCCAACTGCATACCTGCCTCCAAGGGCGTGGTATTCGAGTTGACGGACAGCGACAGCCCGGACAGCCGCCGCACGGCGGCAAGCTGGTTCGGGTGGAGCGTCATCAGGACTTTCACTTTGGCGTCTTCGGCCATGGTGTCTCCTCTGTGCTATAGGTGTACCAAAAGGTCCGGCACCGGTTCCGCTTACAATCGCGGCCGCTCCAACCGGACCTCGGTTGGCCTGTGTGCTATAGGTGTACTGAAACTCCGTCAGCTGAAGAAGTACGGAGAATCAAGGACTTGGCGCAGGTCCAGCTCGCCCATTGGCGGCGGCTCCGGCAGGAACGGGTAGGCCGAGTGGAAGGCCGAGAGCACGTCGTGCCGCTCGTACATCCCCACGAACACCTCCCGGATGATGCGGTACAGGGCCGCGCTGTCGGCGGCGTGGGTGCCGAAGTCGTCGTGGATCATGGCGAAGGCGTCGATGCCCTCGGCCTTGGCCGCGTTGACCACCAGCGTCAGGTGGCTTGCGTCGAGGCTGTGCACGAAGTTCGGGGCGATGCCGTTGCGGTGCCGGGACTTCTTCACTGTGTCGGTGCTCTTGCGCAGGGACAGCTTGGCGTTGCCGCACAGCTTGGTGTTGATGCGATGCTCCTCGGACTCCCAGTACACCTGAACCACCGGGAAGCCGGACGGCGTGATCCACCGGATACGGTCGTACCCTTGGTTGAGGATCGCGCCCGAGCCGCGCTGCAACCACTCCATCGCGCCCGCTGCGGCCACCACGGTGTCGGCGATGGCCTCACCCATGCGCTTGCTCAGGAAGCGCGCTGCGGGGCCGTACAGGGCCTTGTCGAGCGAGGGGAACTTCCCGCACTTCAGGTAGTCTTCGATGATGAAGTCCGCCCACGAGGACTGCCGGGAGCCGTAGGGCAGGGTCATCACGCTACGCTTCACCAGCGAGCGTGTGAGGCCGTGGTCAAGCCACAGCGTGCGGTACCCTTCGGCATCCTCCTCCTCGCCCAGCAGGATCGCAGTCACGCGGTCTGCCACCATCTGGTAGATGTCATTCGGCAGCGGTGCCGGGATCAGGTTGGTCGCCACCCCGCCTGCTGCGTCGCGCAGCATCGCCGAGAAGTTCTGAAGCCCATTGCATGAACCATCCATGCCGACTGCGGTGCGGCTCAGGAAGCGATCCCCGAACACTTGCCACTGCTCGTACTCCATGCACCAGCTCAGAAACTGCAACGGCTTGTCGGCCGTCTTCCACTCGTCGTTGTTCACCGGGTCCGCAGCGAAGGCCATGATCTGGTCGTGATGCTCGCGCACCCACTTCACTCGGTCCGGCAACGACGCCTTGTCGTAACCCCATCGGTTTGCTCCCGTGATGCAGAACCAATCCTGCGCGTCCTTCGTCAGCAAGGGCTTGCCTTCGGCGAACTCCAAGAGTGCCTTCTGCAAGTCCGAACCCTGCGGCGACACGCCGGTGGTCTGAACGTACTTGCGGCCACGGAAGTCTGCGAAGTACACGAAGTAGATGCTCGGGTACTCAGCGAACTTACGCGCCACCTTCATTGCGTTGTAGAAGCGATTGCCCTTGTTCTGGCGCAGGCGCTCGTCGGTGTGCCAGTTCGCCATGTCGCGCTTCCACTGCTTGAACTCCAACTCCTGATTGTGGGACATGGTTTCCTTGGTCATGTCCTTGGTCAACCACTCCGGCTTGCGCGGCTTCGGCAGCTCGCCCTGCGAAATGATTTCCTCCATGTCGTGCACCTTGGCGATGGCCGACACGGCTTCCATCAGTCGTTTGTTGATGCGCCACGGCACGCGCTGCAATGCGTTGATCGCAGCCATCTCGTTGCGCAGCTCGGCAGCGCGGTACTCGTCGCGCGTCTGAGCGTAGGTCTTCACCATCCACGGATTGAGGCGTCGCATTTCCTTCGTGTGGAATCCACCGTTGTCGATGTCCACCCAGTCCATCGGCGGCTCAACGCACGGCAGGTAGAACGGCGTGGCCTCAATCACGAAGTCGCTGATCTGCGTAATCAGCTTGCGCACCTCGTCGGTCAGCACGATCTTGACGTGCGTCTTGGTCTGGAACTTCCGGTACGCTGCACCGGCACTTGCCGCAGTCTCGGTGACCACTCCAATCTCCAACATGCCCAGCTGTGCAAGCTGGTCGCACAGGTACGCGCCGACCTGATCGCGCTGCGCCTGCCCCCACTCCACGAACTCGATGCCGTTCTTGCGACCCTGCATCTTCATCACCGTCATGCGGTGGTTCTCGTTGACAGAGAGCTTGCGGTCCATGTCGTTCATCAGGTGGTAGAACAGCGTCGGCTCTGCATCGGCGAACTGCGTCAGCAGGTACTCGTGGTACACGTTGATGCCAACGTTCTTCAGCACGTCGCGGTCGCTGCCTTCACCGTGCTTGTCACGCATGCAAGAGGTAAGGGCACCGCGAACGGCGACGAAGGCCACAGCCTCGTACCACTCGCGGGCCTGTTCCTCGGCGCTGATGGCCTGCCCACGCTTGTTCTGACGCTCGGGATCGTACTTGGCGCGCAGAAGTGGCACGTGCGCTTGGGCGCGGCCGATGCGCGGGGAGTCGATGTCCGCACGGATGCGCTCCGCAAGCGGAAGCACGAACCGGCGATATACTGCTTGGGCGTAGGGGTTGTTGTCCGCGCCGCCCTTCTCCTCGTTGCGGGCGATGGACTTCTCCATGCGCTCCTTACCGAAGGCGTAGGTTTCCAGTTCGAGTTCCACTTGCGAGAGCATGCTACCTCCGTTGCTTGATGGTGAAGTCCGTCGGCGGGTAACGCTTCAGGATCATGCAGACCAGTGCGGTGTGCATTTCGTTGATGATGTGCGGCCATGCGTCGCCGCCGACCTCGTAGCTCGGGATGCACTGGCGGTTGAAGAACTGCTCGGTGCCGCACCACGCAGTGGCAGTCACGGTGACGTGACCTCCACCGTAGGGAGCGAAGCGATCACCGCCGAAATCCAGCTCGGGCTTTCCGAATCGAATGTCCATTAGCCCCTCCGCTCGGCGAGGAAGCGATCCAGTGATTCGATCACCGCATCGCGCACCGTCTCGTTCGGCCACAGGGAACCGGCGTACTCGCGGAACGGGATGCTCACCCGCACCTCCACGGTGTCGCGCTCCATGTTGTGCCACACATCGGTCTTGACGTTGCTCACCGGTCGGCCTCCTTCTTGTCGTGGCGGATGCCCTTGTAGCGCGGCTCGCGCAGCAGGCCGTACTTGCTGAAGGACATGGCCTCGATTTCCACGATGTCGCCCTCGACCGGCAGCGCTGCGGAATCGTGCGGCACGCCGCTCCCGACCTCCTGCGTCTTACCGTCGCCGAGGTCAACGACCACGGTCCACACGTCGCGCCCGGTCTTCTCGCCGGTAGCCATGTTGATCTTGACCACGCGCAGGTCCAGCGTCAGGGTCGGCTTGATCTTGACGACCTCGCCGTTCGTGCCCTTGTCGCCCTTCACCCACTTGCCGCTCGGCTTGCGCAGGATCAGGCCATCGTATGCTCCACCCTCGCACAGCAGCTTCGCCGCCTCCATGCTGCCCAGCTCTTGGTCGATCAGGAAGCCCTGCGACTCGGCGTAGAACACGGGGGCGGTGCCCTCGGCGATGGCGTGGCCCATGCTCGGCAGGCGGCTGACGCGCTCCTGATACACGAGGTCGCTGTATCCCTGCTCCCATTCTTCCAGCGTCACGTAGTCGAACACCACGAACATCGGCTCGGTGTACTGCGTGCCGTCCTTCTTGCGGAACATGCCGCTGACGGTGGGCTGGTCGATGGTCGGGTGCCAGTATTCGCCGAAGTACACGCCGACCGGGAAGAACGGCGCGGAGGCGAGAGCGTTCTCGATGTGGTGCGCGCTGACCACCTGCTCACTGGTGCGGGAGAACAGGTCCACCACACCACGATCCACCGGCTGCATCTGCACGTCGCCGACCTTGATGGCGTGCAGGCCCTTGTTCACGGTGGGCACCCAGTGGCCGCGCTTGATGGCGACCATGTTGCAGCCGTCGTACTTTGGCTGTGCGATGTACTCGGTGCGCAGCTGCTCCTCAGTGGGACGCAGCTTCTTCTTGATCTTGTCCTGCTCGACTGCCTTGTGGACGATGTAGCTCATGCGTGGTCCCTCCAAATCTGGAACATGGCGAGCGGCACCTTGTACCACGGCACGTACTGCTCCCAGTAGGTGGCCTTTCCGTCGTACCACGTCACCCGGAAGTTGCCTTTGGTGAAGGCGCGGTTGATCTTGAAGCCGCGCTTGCGCTTCTTGTAGCCGGGAGCGACCCGCACGTTATCTCGCTTGATGTCAAACATCGGCGCTGTCCTCCTTCTTGCTGCCATCGCCCAGCGCGGCGTTGAACCGTGCGATGCGCGCCGACATGAACTGGTTGACGATGGTGCCGATCCACAGCTTTCGCGGAGCGAGCGAACCACGGTAGCCTTCCCACGCATCGGCGATGCGGGTGTAAAGCTCGGCCTGATCTTCGTCCGGCAGGTTCGGGAATCCTGCCTTGACCGCGTTCTGCAACGCCTCCTCGTGGTCGGCGCTCTCGCCCCACGCAACGGCGTTCTCGTAGGACTTGATAAGCATGGCGGTCTGGTTCTTGTAGAGCATTCGTTTCTCCTTCGACGGGATGGGATGAATCAGTCGTTCTTGCTGAACCAGCGGCGGATGATGTACTGCCGCACAAAGCTGATAAGCGTGAACGCGATGCCGATGGCGTGGGCCGACATCAGCGGGTGCTCGGGATGCCACAGCAACGGAAGCAGCGCGATGTTCGCGCAGTAGTTGATGCTGTAGCCGATGGCGATATTGACCCACGCCTCCTTGATCGAGCGGCCCTTACTCTGCGCCACGGGCCTTCTCCTCCTCGCGCAGTTCCAGCTCCAACAGGAACAGCTCGTTGATGATGTGGTGCGCGCGGTGATGGATTCCCGTCTCCGGGTCCAGCTTCTCGCCGAGGCAGCGCTTGTTGTCGTGCCGGTAGCTCGCATCCTGATAGCGTTCAAGCGCTTTCTCGACATGCTGCCACGAGTGCGCCTTGTACTTCTGCGCCCCGAAGGTCAAGGTGTCGATGACGCGGGCCAGTGCACGAGGCACGCCCTCATGCAGCAGCCGGGCCTGCGGCTTGCCGCCGTCGTCTTTCAGGCCGACGCCACGGTCGGACAGCGTGCGCTCGTCCTCGTTGCGGTAGTTCAGTTCGGGCATGGGTACCTCTCGTCTGGTGGTGGTCACACCTCCGATGCTCATAAGCTGCCGGAGGGAATCGGGAACGCAGTAGCTCGCACCCACACGTCCGTCGAAGAAGACCTCGACATCCTTAGCGAACACGCGGCTTACCTTCCCGCGCCGCCCGATCAGGCCGGGCGCATTTCCGGTGTACTGTACCCGCATGCCGCTGCGGATGTCGGTGATCTTCATGTCGGCTCCTTATGCCGGGACGGTGATGTGCTTGCGGGCCTCGGCGTCGGTCGTCAGCTTACGCCCACGACTGTAGCCGTCGCACACGGTGCACTGAAGCAGGAGGTACGTGCCGACCTGTGTGCGGGCCGGATCATCCTGCGGGATCATTTCGTTGCAGCCGCACTTGTTGCAGCGGTGCTCGCTACCATCGGCCTTGTAGTACACGGCGACGTTCGGATGCTGCGAGTACCAACCGCGCAGCTTCTTGTACTCCAACTTCATGGACTTCACGTCGATGCGGTTGTACGCTTCGCACTCGTCCCATGCACCGGGCAGGTTCTGCATGCAGGCCACCCACAGGTCGAAGCCGGGGAAGTTGTGGTGGTCGTACTTGCGCAGCTCCGGCACGATCACGCCGGTGGTGTACTCCAACTTCTGCGAGGTGAAGGCGAACTCGGTGCGGTTCAGCAGCATCGGGTCGATCACCTGCACAGGCGACACGGGCGGCAGGCCGAGGATGGCGAGGCGCGCCTTGATCTTGCGCAGGTCGAACTTCTTGCCGTTGCGAGCGAGCACGAAGTCGGCGGCGTTGAGCAGGTGCCACAGTGCCTTGCCCTGCTTGCGGTCATCGAAGACATCACGAACGTTGCGCTGGTCCATGTAGAACGACTCGTCATCGTCCAGCCATTCGCAAGCGAACGACATCAGCGACCAGTCGCGCTTGATCTGCTTGACGCTGAAGTTGTTGTTGAACATACCCCAGCCGTAGAACTCGATGGGGAACGTCTCGATGTCGAGGCAGAGAATCTTCGGGCCGCGCTTCGGTGCTCGGCGAATGAACTGGTTGAGGGTCACGGTGTCTCCTTGTTGAGTGACCGTCGCTTCCGCGCCTTCGCATTGCGAGCGATGCGCTTCTCGTCGTCGGTCTTGTAGGTAGGATGCAGGTACCCCGTGATGTTGGTGAGGTGGGACCGCAGGTAGTTGGGGATGCCCGCACAGAATGCGAACACGTCGCGCACGCCGTACCGGCCTGCGTTGTTCTCGACCTTGCCGAGCAGCGAGTTGCATCCGCGATGGAGCACCCCGCGCACAGCGCCGGTCTTGTGGTCGTGGTCCAGCACAGGATCGAGCGGAGCCTTCAGGCCGAACTGCCCCTGACAGAGACAGCATCGGTTCCCTTGCTCCGCTGCGAGCTTGATGCGCAACAGCTTGACCTGCGTTGCAGTGAGTCGCTTCATGCTTTGTATGCCTCCAAGATTGCGCGCTTCTCGTTCACGTCCTCGGCGAGGTCGTAGAATGCTTGCTTCAGCTGCGGCCCGAACACGTCGAGCTTCAGCACGTCCAGCAGTTCAGCGTCACGATCCGTCCGCATCCACAGCAACACGGCCTGTTCGGCAAAGGTCTTGCGCCAGTCGGCACCTAGCACTTCGCTGTACTTGCCGCTCACCAGCTGCACCGCTTCGAGGTTGTCCTTCGTGTCGAGAAGCAGCTGCTCCGCTGTCACCTTGCCTACCTTCGGCAGACCCGGTATGTTGTCAGCGGTGTCGCCGTGGAGCATCTGCATCCAGAACCACTTGTGACCGTACTGCAATCCGTTCTCGCCCACGATGTCGTAAGCGCCGAGCGGAACCTCGGTGATGCCGTAGCCGTCCCAGTCTACGTGCACGCCGCAGAACATTCGCATGTCCTTGTCGGCGCTATGCACCACGTGCAGGATGTTGTGGTGCAAGGCTGCACCCTCGTTGACGTATGCGATGCCGTCGTCGGCCTCTCGCGTCAGCCAGATTTTGGGAGTGAAAGCGTCGCCCTCGTATGTCTCCATCCACTCACGAAGGAACGCCCAGTTGTTGGGCTTGCGGCCTGCTTGGCGCTGACCCTGATACGGCTGCGTGGTAGCAGCGAGGAAGCGATCACCCTTGGTTGACGCGGCGTGCGTCAGGTGCATGACGATCTTGCCTGCTCCGCTGATGTGCTTCAGCTGTGCGCAGCGGGAGAGCACGTTGCGTCGTGCATCCCCCGCCGAACAGTTCTCGCTACCAGCCGCGAAGTACGCCATGTAGTCCCCGTCAACGTGAGCGATCACGCGCGGGTTGTGCTGACGTACCACTTGCACCGGCATCGGGGAGCGCTCACCAGCCGCAGCCATGAGAGCGCTCAGGTCCATCAGGCGATGCCCGCCATCGGGTCGCTACCGTCCACCGGGAACGGCGGCTTGTCGTCGGCCGGTGCAGCATCAGCAGGAGCGGCGTTCGCCACGTCGCCGACCGCTTCGTCCAGCGCATCGACGCCTTCCTTGGTGACCGTACTGCTGCCTGCCAGCTTGGCGGCGGCGTAGTCGTAGCACGGCAGGCCCTTGAAGTTCAGCGCCGCAGCGATGCGCAGCTGCGTCTTGTTCTTCGACTGCGCCTCGTGGGTGACCTTGCCGGTCTTCTCGTCCTTGCGCTCCGGGTACTCGCCGGGGATGAAGATGCTGTCCCACATCTCGGCATCGGCGAAGTCCCACACGAACGCACCCAGCGGGGTGATCTGCTGCGGGACCGGGATCACGGTGTCCACGAACTTGCCGGTCGGGATACCGTTCTCCATTTCCGGCACCGGCATGATCGGCTTGCGGATGGAAGCCTTGTCGATTTCGGCGAAGGTCTTGTTCGGGTCGCGCTTGCCCGGCTTGTGGATGACTTCCAGCAGCACACCCTGACCCAGCAGCTGCACGAAGTGTCGCTCCTCGGTGCGCAGGCGGCTGAAGATTTTGAAGTAGTGCGCCTTCTCGTTGGTGGACAGGCCCAGCGTCAGCGTCATGCGCACCGGGACCGGACCGTTGTCCGTCTCGATGTGCGGGTGCTGCTTGCCGGTCAGCTCGAACACGATGGCGACTTCATCCTGCGTCTTCTTCTTGCCCTCGAACTCGAACTCGTGCTTGCCCAGCTCGTAGTACCCGACGATGCGGGCGGTGGTCACACCGGCAGCGGGCGGGGTGTAGTCGAAGTTGCCACCACTGGCGACCGACTGATCCTTGCCCTGCGTGGCGACCTTGTTCAACAGTGCGTCAAGACTCATGCGTGTTGTTCTCCTTATTCAAACGACGGGTTGTGATTACCTACGAAGTCCTTGCGGATCGACGCTCGGTACTCGATGACCAGACCGGCGAACTCTGCGGGAGGGTTCTTCTCCTCCATCATGTTGTCGCCCATCTTGGTTTCGCACGGGACGCCAAGCGGTAGCGTCCAGTTGAACCACCACTCCATATACACCGACGCTTCCAGCATCGAGGCGTGCAGCAGAGCAGCGGCCTTGGTTGCGATGTCGCCGTGTGCATCCACATAGACGGCATCGTGCACCTGATTCACGAGCAACGCACGGCCCAACCATTCCTTCGGTTCGGTCACGTACTTGCGGTAGAAAGCGCGCAGGCTGACGTACATCGCAGCCTTGGCCCACTCACCACCGGTGCCCTGCATCGGGTAGTTCTTGATTTCCGTAGGCGAGAACGACTGCGCGCAGCCGCCCTTGCTCGCGGGCTTGTTGGCGATGAACACCGGGGACGGTGACTCGCTGAAGGAATACATCTTGCCATCCGGCGTGGTCCAGTGCGACCGGCCCAGCTGACAGGTCAGACCAGCGGGTACGCCCTGCCGTCCGGCGTCCGGGTGCGGCACGAAGCGGTTGGTGCTGACGCGGTTGCGCTTGATGGCCTCGACCATGCGGTCGATGTACGCGCCAAGTTCCGGGTAGCGCTCGGCTTCACCGCGCACCAGCGCCTCGACTTCTTCCTCCGTCATGCCGGTGGTCGCAGCGATCTTCGCCACGCCTGCACCGTATGCACGCTGGAAGGAGAACACCTTCGCGTTGCCGCGCTTCTTCTTCCACTTCTTGTGCTCGGGATGCTTGTCGTCCTTGCTCGCCTTCAGGATGAAGTCATAGTCGTACTTGCCCTGCTCGCCCCACGCCTGTTCGGCACGGAGGCAGTGCATGTCGAGGCCCGCCTTCAGGTCTTCGATCAGCTGACGGCACTCGGTGAGGATTGCCTGCACGTAGATTTCGAGGGAGGTGTAGTCCGACTGGATGATCTTGCCACCCTTGTGCCGAGACACGAAGGCGCGCTTGATCTGCGAACCCTTCTCCTCCAACGTCTCCTCGTCCAGCTCACCCTTGCTCACGTTCTGCAAGTTGGGATCGCTGGATGACAGGCGACCCGTCACCGTGTTGGTCATGTTGAGCTTGTGGTGGATGATTCCATCCGGCCCCACCAGCGTGAGCATGCCCTTCTGCTCGCCGGTCTTCTCGTCCGTCGTTATGTAGTACGTGGACAAGTCCTTGTGGATGTCGGCGCGGCGGGCCAGTGCGTTTGTGAACGGCAGGTTGCGATAGCCCAGCGCCTCGATCACATCGGCGGCGGTGGAGTACACACCCGGATCGCTCTTGCTTTCCCACGCAGCATCCGGCTCGGTGTAGCCGGGGAACTCGAACAGCATGTCCTCGTTGCGGAACTTCTGCTTGGTCAAGTCATCGACCTTCACCTTCTTGGTCTTGTACTCGCCCTTGTTCTTGCCGCTGCCGTAGGTGGTGTACCGCCACAGGTTGTCGAAGTCCTCGGCCGGTGGCGTCGCCGTCGTGGTACCATCGACCAGCACATAGTGCACCTCGTCCTTCTGGACGTAGGTCGGCCCGCCCTCGGTGGACATGATCGGAACCTTGGCCGTGTACTTCACCTTCCCGCCGAAGATCAGTGCGCTCTTGTGGAAGCGGCTGTTCCAGTTGAAGGTCAGGCCCTCGGGCAACTCGGGGATGAAGCCGTTGAGTTCGGCCGTCGCTGTTGCAAGCTCGACCTCCAACTCCTTCGCCTTCGCAAGCGCCCAGTCCTTGTCCACGTACATGCCGTTGTACTCGGCTTCGATGGTGAAGCACAGCGCGCCCATGTTGAGCAGCGCCGAGCGCAGACCACCACGTGCACGGAAGGCGGCGAGCTGCCCGAGGAACATCTTCTCGGTGTTGCCGATGTCGCCCACGTCGTCGGTGTCGTTGGTGCCGAGGAGGTAATCCATCAGCAGCGTCTTGTCGATGTCGCAGGTGTCCACGCCCGCAGCCCACAGGGACTTGACTGCATCGTCCTTCAGGTTGCCGCCGTAGCGGGGAGCCGTCTCGTCCATGCTCGCCATGTGGAACTCTTGCGTCATGCCGTGCAGCAGGTACTCGGCAAGCTGGCAATCCCACACCATGCCGCCGCCGTCGATGAACTCAATCCATGCCTGCCGGTTGAGCGGGCCTTGGCAGATGGCGTGCAGGATGTCGAACTTGATGTTGAACCCGACGAGGAACTGCTGCCCGTAACACAGCTCGCGCAGCCACCCGTCAGGTGCGCCGCCCATGTACTGGTTGTCGATGCCGATGCGGGTGTCGTAGTACAGGCCGGTGTTCCGTGCGTCACCCTTCCGCTTGTAGCCAATCGCTACGATCTTGTTCATGTCGTAGAACGGATTGGCCTTGCGCTTCAGGATGGAGCGGATCGTGGTTTCGAGGTCGAAGGAAGTGAAGCTCACAGCGGCCACCGTTGCAGGGCAAGCTGGTACATTTCATCCGACGCATCGCCGTCCAAGTCCAGCCCATCGCGCACCCACCGGAACATGATGATGCGGTCCTGCTTGTCCTTGATGTTGCGGCGCTTGCAGATGGTGGTGGCCTCGACCGCGCGCTGATACCAGCCGCTGTCGGCAGTCACCATGACGTTGAACACGCCGTTGCGCAGCGCATACCACGTGTCGCTGTAGTCCTCGTCCTCCTCGTAGTGCCCATCGGCACCGGAGCACAGGGTCCACCCGGCCTCGACCAGCTTGGCGATGGCCTCGTGGAAGTCCTCGACCAGCACGAGGAAGTCGATGTCCGTGTCGGTCACGGGCGGCTCGACGGTGTAGCTGCTGCCGGTGCGGCTGGACGTGATGACGCCAACGTTCTTCGGCAGGTAGATGTTCGGGGTGTGGCTCATGGCGTTTTACCTCCGGGCTTGGTGATCCACAGCGTGCAGCATGGGATCAGGTTGATACACCAGCGCTTGTTGTATGCACTGTAGTGGGCACCCAGCCACATGCTGTGCTTGTTGAACAGCAGGCCGAAAGTGCCAACGATGCGCGGGCTGTTGTTGGAGTCGAGTCGGTACACCGTCCATGCTCGGCGGTGCTGCTGCGGGAGCAACCACTTGTCCCACAGCTTGCGGCCTCGACGCTTCAGTTCGTCAAGGATCAGCTGGTCCACGATGTTCATGCTGCCTCCTGATAGAAGCGGGCACGCTCTGCATCCATCATCACTTCTTCCCGGACGTCGCGCTTACCGCCTGCGCGGTGCAGCTTGTTCTTCGGGGTGCCGATGTAGCGGAAGCGTTCCATCGCCGGGTCGTTGAGCTTGCCGCCCATGATGATGAAGTCGCACGCACCCTGCTTGCCCGTCTTGCTGTCCTTCAGTGCGGACTGCGGCGGGTACTGGATGCCTTCACCCTCGGCGCTGATCTGCGAAGTCGCCACGCCCACGGCGTCGTACTTCACACACCAGTTGCGAGCGGCCTGATACATCGCCTCCAACATCTGATCGGTACGCTGCCCGCCGTTGGTCATGCCACCGGTGAACGTGATGTTGTCGATCATGTCGAAGATGATGAAGCCGGGGTTGGTCTGCTTGATGATGGCCTCGACCTCGCCGGAGTTGAACCCGTGGATGTCGTAGAACTGCATGCGGTGGATGTCCCCGCCCATCGCATCCTCGATGCGCTTACGGATGCTGCCATCCTTCGCCCACTCCACCATTTCAGGGATGGTTGCGCCGAGCAACGACTGATACCAGCGCTGCTTGATGCGCTTGCCCGGCCCCTCGTTGTTGAGCCAGATGCCGGTGCGCTTCTGGTCAGGCCACACGTTGTCGAGCTGCGTGATCCAGTGGCTGGACTCGCTGGTCAGGAACGTGGTCTTGCCTGCGTCGGGGCGCATGGCGTAGATGCCGAAGTCACCACCACGCAGGGCGCGCAGGTTGCGGGCCAACGTAGGCAGGCGGAAGTGGATGCCGATGTCGTGCTCGTCCATCTGCATCAGTTCCTCGGGCGTCTCCTGCACCAGCGGCAGGCGAGCCTTGCGATCCATGCGGTCGGTGATTGTCTCGGCCAAGCCGTACAGCTCGTCGCGCAGGCTGAACTCAGCGCCACCATTCCACTGCACGATCTTGCTGACCGCAGTGGTGGCAAGCTCCAACTCCAACAGCTTCTCGATCATGCCCTGCTCTGCCTCGGGCGGGACCGGCTCGCGCATCTGCTTCAGCAGAACTTTCAGCAGGGACTTCTTGTCGTCGGGCTGCGTCTTCCACTTGAACTCCATGGCCCAGCCATCGAACACATCGAACGGCAAGTCCTTCGTGTCGGGGAACTCCTTGTAGTACGCACGCAAGGCGTCGAGCATCAGCACGGTCAGCTCGTCCAGCCCATCACGTGGTGCGCTGGGCACGAGCCGGTCGAACTTGCCACGGTTGGTGCACAGCCGCAGCAGCGTGGTGTCAAGACTCATCAGGTTCTCCTTCGGGTTCGTACTTGGAATCGAGCTGGTGATACCGGGTGTTGCGCGTCTCGAACTTGCGTCCGCCGTCCGTCACGTACACCACCGTGGAGGTGTGCGCAATGTCACAGTCGCCAAGGTTCGGGTGTGCAAGCACGCCGCCCACAGTAGCACGGAAGCCGACGACGGGCGGGATGATGGCGCGCCGATAGCGCACGATGGGTTTGTTCATTGCAGCTTCTCCTTGATGTAGTCGGTCGTGTAATACTTCGGGTCACGCGGTGACGTGATGTTCCTGTAGTCCAGACCAAACGCACGTAGACGCGCAGCGATTACTCGCGCGCTGTCTTGGCCGGGATTGCTACCGTTGCTTCTACCTCTGTCGTCATCGAGCCACGTCGCTACACGTTGGCCTCGATCAGTCAGCTGCTTCAACACTTTGTTGTGCAGCTTGGTGCCGAGCAACGACCACGCTTCGGTTACCAGTCCCACCTTGTATGCACTGAGCGGGTCTTCGCACAGTACGATGGTGTCACCTGTGCCCACGCCGTAGCGTGCGACAAGTCCGTCTTTAGGAACGTCAGGTGTTAGCCACTTCGGCTGTCTCGTTGCCGACCGGGCTGTCCAGTATACCACGTTGTCGCCTTCAGTGATCGGTAGTACCACCCGCCCGATGCTTGGGCACCAGTACAGCCGCAGCTTCTCGATCATCTGAAGCGAGAGTCCCATCTTGAAGAACCACACCTTAGCGTCGAGCGGCCACTCGCGGGTGTCGTATACCCGTGGCTCTGGCAACTCAACAGTTGCGCGCACTCTGCGCTCGCTCGTTTGCTCGGCATGGATTCGTGCAAGCTTGGCCTCGATACTCTCGTGCTCACGCTTGAATCCTGTGCCACCGCACCTGAAACAGAATGCGGTGGACTTGTCATGCTCACGAGTAATCAGCAAGGGCGTACCCTCCCCGCACTCATGGGCCACTCGGGTGCGGCCACCAACAGGCAGGCGCTCGGCGTGTGGTAGCCAGTCGTTGTCGGGAAGGGTATCGCTCATGCTATCCTCGCTTGGTTATTCCCAGACCTCGAAGATGTCGTGGCTGGTGGCGTACAGGACGGAGCCGTTGCCGTCCGTGCTGACGATCAGACGGGAGCCGTCCTCGCTGGTCAGCTTCGACACGACGAAGCCGGTGCCCTTCGGCAGCTTGTTGGTCTGCCGGGTGTCGATCAGGTACGCATTCTGACCGGGCTTCAGCTCGTCGCCACGCTTGACGACGGCCACGCTGGGTGACGGGGAGGCGAGGCTCACGACTGCCCGCCTTCGCCCTGCGCCTTGGCAGCGGCAGCGGCCTGCGCTTCGGCGATGGCCTTGTCGATTTCTTCCTGCGCCTTCAGCACGTCCTCGGCCGACATCAGCAGGGCGCTGCTGTCGATCAGGTTCAGCTCGGCATCCAGACCTTCGCCGGTCTGCACCTTCAGTTGCAGCACGCCCTTGTCGTTCTTGCCGGTGGCAACCACGACGCCGGACAGCACGCGCTTGTTCAGCGCACGGCCGAAGACGTAGGACACGGCGTCACCAGCGGACAGCGCTTCGATGGCGGCGCTGTTGGCCTCGACGGCATCCAGCTTGGCGAGCTTCTCGGTCAGGCCATCGACCTTGGCCTGCGCCTTGGCGATGTCTTCCAGCAGCTCGGCGCGCTTGGCTTCGTAGTGGCTGACGGTGGTGGCTTCGGCGGCGTTGTTCTCGTTCGACATGTAGATGGTTCCTCTTGACGGTTGATGTAGTGATGGTGCCCGGTTGATAAGGGAGCCGGGCGCTCCCAACCTCTCCTCAAATAATGGTGGGCGTTACGTCGGGCCGTCCCTGATACGCATTGCGCCTCCTCTTACTGGAAGATCAGCTCGCTGTTGTACCCACCGCCGCCATTGTAGAAGCGGCGACGCAGCACGCTCTCCTCGCCGAGCACCAGCAGGCGGTCCACGATGGCGCGGATGGCGCTCATGTACTGGTCCACCAGCTCGCTCTGCAAGTTCATGTCGAAGCGGATCACGGTCACCGCCTCGTCATCCAGTGCGCCGGTATCCTTGCGGACGTACAGGCCACGGGCATTGGTCATCGTCGCACCACCGATCAGCTTGACGGCGGCGGCAATCTCCGGCTGCACGTTGAGCAGTCGGCTGTCGGGCACGGTCACCTCGACCCAGCTTCCCATGCGCAGGCTCATGCTGCACCTGCCAGTGCGGACTGCACGTTCGGCTGCAACGACGCACCGGCACGCAGCTCGGCAGCGCGGCGCTTCATCCGGGTGCGCAGCTTGCGGCGTTCCTTGTTGTTGGCACCGAGGCTATCGGCCACGCGCTTCAGCTGGTTGTTGCCGACGATGCGGGTCTGACCCTGCCCCTTCTGAACGGGGAAGTAATCCTGACCCAGCATCTTGCGCAGGATCGGGTTGTCGGTGGGGATCAGCGGCACGCTGACGTGCAGGTAGTTGCTCGTGTCCACCGGAGGCGGAGGCGTGGTGTCATCGTCGTCACGCTTGGGCATGATGGCCTTGACCACCTTGTCCTTGATGTACTGCGCGCCCTTCTTGATCTTGTCGAGGAATCCCATGGTCACTTTCTCCTGTGTCCGAAGTGGTTGAACTCCGTCTCGTGCCACACGTAGTACGTGGTGCCGAGCGGGTCGGTGTCTGCCTTCCAGTTGCGCTGGTCGCAGTAGTCGTTGGCTGCGTCGAGGTCATCGAACGTCAGCGAGAACCCGGTGGAAGCCGGGCCGGTGCGAAACCGGCACAGCTTGCCGTCGTCGTCATGGTACTGGCCGACGACAACCCACGGGCCACGACCCACGATCCAGTACAGCAGGATCAGGATGCGCAGCCAGAGCTTACGCATAGTACGGCTCGATGCGGTAGCCCATGTCCCCGGTGCCCAGCCCGGCCTGCTTGAACACCTCGCGGGCAGCGTCACGGGTCGGGAACAGCTGGTTGTACTCGTCGTCCGCGCTGCCTTCCTTGTCGATCAGGACGGTCGCATCCTCGTGGCGATTGTGCGAGCTGACGGTACGGACCTGCGGACCACCGAACGTGATGCGCCAACCCAGCGGCTTGGTCACCGGCTTGCGGATGCTCTCGCCCAGCTCGATGACGGACCAGTTGAACAGGCCACCGAACGAGTTCAGGGTCGCGGCCTCAGCACGGGCAGCGGCGCGGCGGTCGAAGGCAGACACCGGACCCGGATAGGTGGAATCGCGCAGCGAATCCAGCAGGGACTGCGACGCACCCTTCTCGCGCAGGAACTCGACCAGTGCGGTCACTTCCTCGGCGGTGGCGTTGCGGCCCGTGCCATTGGCGACGACGCCAGTGATGACGCCATCCTTTGCGGTGGCCGGGATGGACGTGATGAAGTAAGTCTTACGCATGGTGGTTCTCCTCGTTGACGGGTGGGATTTCGATTTCCTCTATGGTGTAGAGGGTGGGCACCTTCTCGTGGTGCAGGCGGTGGTGTGCGATGGCCTGCTCGCACGCCTCGTGGCTGGTGTGCTGTCCGCCGAGGATGTAATCCCCGACAGCCACACCCTTCACGGTAACGAGCGGCAGCGCCTTCACCACAAGGCGCAGGCTGACCTCACGCATACCAGCGCTCCACGCTGTGCTCATGGGTCACGAACTCCTTCCACTGGCGCGGCTTCTCGCACAGCTGGATCGGCTTGCGCTTCCCACTACGGATGCGCTTGTAAGTTACGGGGATCATGCAATGTGCCCTCCTGTTGGGCGTGGTTCCAAAGCTACGCCCTCGTTAGAAGGCGCAGCGGTAGATCACGCGCGGCTCGGGTGCCACTTCACGCGGTAGCGGCTGCGAAGATTCTCGCCGACCCGGCTGATGTGCGAGTCGATGGCGTTCTGTGCGCCACCGGCAGTCGGGAACGTACCGGTCAATGCCGACGCGCCGGACTTATTCCAACCCAGCTCAGACGGTCGGCCGTGCTTGGTGAAGAACTCCACGGTGTAGAAGCCGCGATCCTTCTCCGGGCCATCGGGAGTACCGGCAGGCACCACCCGATAGGCGTCCTCGGCGATGCCCTGCGCCTTGGCCCGCGCCTTCAGCGCACGGTACGCTGCATTGCGGCTGCGCTGCGGCAGACCCAGCTCACGAACCTGCGCCCAGTTGGCGAGGGCGATGCTGCCATGGCGCAGATTGAACTGCACGATCCAGCCCTTCGGCTCGGCCTTGTTCACCAGACCGGTCTGCGATGCGGTCAGGCCGACGTGGCGTGCGCTCTGGTCGTCCATCAGCACGTCCGGCAGCTTGCGCGGCAGGTTGTCCGGCATGGCCGGGCCGGGCATCACGTTACGCCCAGTCACGGTGCCCATGAACTCGAATGGCAGCTGCGATGCGTCGATCACCAGCGGCGGAATCGGATCGAGCAGGCAGGCCATCACGCGGGCCTCGATGGCGGCGAAGTCCATCTCACGCATGCCGTAGCCGACAGTCAGAGGGCGGGCGAACAGGTCGCGCAGCAGGCGGTCGTCGTCGCTCTCGCTACGGCTCAGTGCGGCGATGATGTCGTCACTGAAGGCCGGCGCACCGGGCAGGATGTCCACTTCAGCCACGCACATGGATTCGTGCAGCTCGCTGAAGGCACGCGCCCACACCGGTTGGCCGTAGCCGTTCGGGGCGAGGGCGCACAGTCGGGTTGCGATGTGCAGGGCGGTGCGCAACTGCACGGCCTCCTCGCGTCGCAGGGTGATGCACAGGTCGGTATCGACGTTCACGGTTTCTCCTTGAATCGGTGGGTGTGATAGTAAGCGAGTCGGCCATCGTCGTTGATGACTCCCACGTAGGCAGGCCACGTGAACCCGCTAGCGCTTGTCGGGTCGGTATAGGCAGGCTGGTAGTCCTCGACCGTGTATTCCTTGCCCTCGGTCAGACAGCGGCACCCACGCACACCGGCTCCGATGACGCGGGTGCCGGGCCGCATTACGCCTGCACCTTCTTGGTCGGCTTCGGGACGGCGCGGGCAGCGTTGATGACGGCCTGCTCCTCCTCGGTCGGCACGTAGCCTTCCTCGGTGGCCTTTTCCAGACGGCCCAGCAGCTTGTGCAGGTCCGCAGCGAACGAGAACGCCTCGGCGGGCTTCTCGGTCTTGAAGTCGTACCACGCCTTAGCGGCGGCACGTTCCAGCACGTCGGCCAGAGCTTCGCCCTCAACGCGCTTGCTCTTGGCGAACTTCATGGGCGCGCTCGCCTTGGTTTCCTTGTCGTCGTTCGGAGCCATCGGGCCGAACTCGGACAGGTACAGGCGCAGCGCCTCGTGCTTCATGCCGTTGCCCACGGCGAGACACAGATCGGAAGCGAGCGTAACGTCGCCGTGGATGTGTGCGTGGTTGATGACCGCAATCGCGGCCTGCTGAATCTGATCGACCAGCTTGGTGCGGGCCGTGTTGATCGACTTGATGGCGCGCTTGATGTCAGCGCTTCCGGTGATGATGTCCATGGTGGTTCCCTTCAGGTTGGGTCCGTGCCGATTGCACGACACTAGGCCCTCTTGCGAAGGCCCAGTAGCTTGCATTACGGGAGTCGGATGCTGTAGGAGCGCCCGCCGCAGGGCAGGATGCTCAGGCAGGACACAGCGCCCTGCGGATGCTTCAGGATGGCCCGATTGTAGCTGTCGCGGGCTTCCTCGACATGGAAGCGAGAGAACTTGAATCGGATCACAGGTAGGCCCTCCGATCAGCGGCGTGGTTCGCCCGATTGGTCCCGCTGTTGCCCTCGACAACAAACACAGATCGCTTTCCAGCGGTTCCGTGGCGGGCTTCGTATCGTTCGGCTTGGCGCTTGCGCTCGGCAAGCTTGCGGTCATGCTCCGTGGTCCGCAGGTCCGTCACGCTTGCAGTCCGGGTGAACTGGCAAAAGCGGCGCTTGGTGCGGGTGCGTTCCAGATTGGCATTGGTCGAGCCTTGCATGTGTGCCTCCATTGGCACTGGTGGGAAAACTAACAGATTGATGCACACTCTAGGGCCGGTCGCAACAACCGGTAGCCTAACCAGTTGCGATGGAACGGTCGGAACTGTCCTCCCCGCTGCCGTCAAGGCAATTAAAGCGGTGCGTGTCTTAGACCGTGAGTGTGCATCAATCTGCTAGCCCTTCGGGCTGTCAACCCTACTCCGGCTAGCAGTGCCATTGTCACCGTGTGTCCCATAGAGACTTTTCACGAAACAACGGGTATGCCCGCTGATAGCAGGCTCACCACCCGCTTATGACCGGCTTCCTACCTTGGCAGTAGGTTATCAGCGTGGCCGACTCTCACGGCAGATGCTGACCCTAGACGTTAGCTCTAGGTAAAGCGGCACCAGTGTTGCTAGTCTGGTGGATTCTATGGGCCTTTGACATCCCAGTTCATCCGGTTATCCGCTAGTGCTACGTTGCAGCTTGGCGGTCCACCCGAAGGCTTCCCGTTACACCCTACCCGTTAGCGGTAGTCCTGCCCGGTCCATTGCCGGTGGTCCTCAGACCGTGGTGCCTATGTTAGCTCACCGGTGGTTCGTTGTCAAGCCCTATCGTGTGTCCGGCTAGGGCAGCGCCTACGTTGTCTTGCTAGTGTGGTCCAGCCGCCTTACCGTTGGCTCGATCACTTGGCCTACATCATAGCCCACTGTCGGCTTACTGTCAAGTGTGGTTCGGTAGCTCCTCGCATCCCTCACCAGTGACTCCCATGTACCCTTAGCCCGTTTGTTAGCGGCGCCACTACGGATCACGTCACTCGACTTCCGAATCAGCTTACCACGTTGCAGGGCCAGTGTCAACCGTTGGCCTAGCGGGTGGCTCACTTCATGCCTCGACAGAGTACCGATAGCTCGGCGTTCAGGATCGCGGCACTGTGTGCTATAGGTGTACCAAAAGGCCGAAACGATACAGATGGCCCTCACACGCCTACAGCTGCGGTTCGCATGGTAGCAGGTAGGTAGCCCCTGTCAAGCCCCCTTGCGGCCCTCCTGAAGCCCTGTCGCTGCCCCAGTGACGCCATTGGATCACACTCCCGACCTCACGTCAAGCACCAATCGCGGAAGATTTATTAACCATTCAGGGAAGCACCACGCGAGGAGCAAGGCACCCGCCCACGCATGACGCACACGCAGGCCCGCCCACACGCTCACGCACGCCACGCGCAGGCAGGCACAGGCACACCCACGCGGAACCTTGACGCGGGCGCACAGGCACGCACACAGGCACACACGCGAGCACGCAGGCAGGCGCACCCGCAGGCGCGTAACGCACGGGCGTATGGGGGCACACGCGGGAGCTTCTATTGGAGTGACC